CCATGCTGTTTATGAAGGGCCGTCCGGTGCGTTGGGATTGGCAAACACAACAAGTCGTAGAATGTTTTGCCAAGTCTTTCTCCCACACACAACCGGATGAATTCTGCAAATCCGTTTACGAATACGGACCAGTAGAAATGCCTGTTTTGTCTATTCAAATGCCTGGGCAAATAGGCGTAGCGCCGCCAGAACCAAAGACAAGACCTTGCCTCGTTTTGCCATGCCGTCAGATGATTGGATGGAAGTTCAAAGAAGCGCAAGGCGCACCAGACAAGAAAAGCCAGGTGTTTTCGCATGCCATTGAGCAGAACATCGACCTTTGCCCAAGATTCAGCATGGATGGCTATCAGGACCACCCGGATAAAGAGCCGCCTACTTGAACCTGGCATGTTCGCTCTCCCAGTCATCGCGGCACTTTGCGCAACACCAGCGCCGGGGCGCTGGCGCCGGATCATCACACCACAGGCAGCGCCCGGTGAACACCGCCTCAGGCTCGGCGCGCCGCTGCTTCAGCGCGCGCTCCAGTGCCTGCTCGATCTGTTTTTGCGCCTGATCAATCACGTCCATGCGTGCTCTCCTCCCGCACCACATAGCGTCCCGCCAGCTCAGCGGCGGCAAAACCCAGCGCCATCACCTGTGCCAGCTCATCCCCCGGCAGGTCGCCGTAGGCAGCCAGCAACGCATCGCGTAGCTCTGGCAGGCTGCCGGCCCCGTCGACGATCCGCTGCACCTCGGTCATAATCGCCCGCCAGGCGGGCTCCGTCTCGGCCTCCATCTGCTCGGCCATCGGGCCCGCCACGTCGATGTCCGGCGCATCCGCCGCGCCGTCCTGGGCGTGCGCCGTCGCCTCTAATGCGGGCAGATCACGCGCCTGGGCAGCGGCCGCCGCCGCGCTCCCGCCGTTGCCTGCACCCAGCACCGCCTCATCCTGACCCACCTCGGGAATGCCGAACTTCTCGCTCACCCACGCCTGCGGGATGGGCATGCCGGCCTGGCTGAGCTTGACCACCTGATCGGTCAGCGCCGTCATGTCCTCCGGCTCGGCCACCCGCAGGGTGAGCGCCGGCAGCGGGGCGTCGCCCAGGTTGAGCCGCACAATGGGGGCGAGAAGGTCGCGCCTGAGCGTGGCCGCCAGCGCCCGCGCATCGGCGCGCAGGATATCGTCGCGCACCTCGGCGTGCACCCGCGCCTGCGCCATACTGGAGCCGTCGTCCGTGGTCATGGTCTGGCCCAGCACCGCCTTGCTCACCTGGCGGTCGAGGTAGTCGATCAGCTTATGGTAGAGGTCGGCGCTGGCCGACTTGCTGCCGCTCTCGATCAGCTCCAGCGCCATCTCCTGCGGGATCACCGCAGCGGCATCAGACCCCAGGCTGAAGGCCGCCTGCTTGAGCACCGCTACGTCGTCCGGGCTGGCCCCCTGGTGGTACTTGCCCACCCGGATCGGCTGACCGAACAGTTCACAAAAGCGTGCCCAGTCGCGCAAGGCATAAGACTTGAACACCCACGCCCACAGCGCCGAGCGCGCCACCCCGCCCAGCAGCGGGATGCCGGAGGCCATCGGCGGCCGGTGCACAATAAACCGATAGGGCGGCACCTCTTGGCCATCGGCGCTGCCATCCACCAGGCGCAGCAGCCGGCCGGTATCGCGATCCCAGCTGAACCAATGTGCCTCACGGGGGATAATCTCCCGTGGCCGCCAGTGGCCACCGGCGGTCTCCCAGACAATCTCCGCCACCGCGTAGCCCTTGGCCACTGCATCCATCAATTGCGCAATCAGCGCCGGCGCATCAATGGCGTCCAGCGCCTCGCGCACCAGTGCGGCGGCGCGCTGGGCCGGCGACGACTCATCCCGTGGCGCGATCTCCATCGGCAGGCCCGCCACTGCCAGGGTGCGGGTTTGCAGCACGGCGCGGTAGTGCAGATCCTTCTCGCGGATATCGTCCGCCGCCAGCAGAAAGTCGTGCCCATCACCCATGCTGGCCCGGCGCAGGATATCCGCCACCTGCGCCGGCGTCATGCTGGCCAGCGGCCGCCATTGCCATACAGAACGCAGCCCCGTTTGCGAGGGGCGTGCGATCTCGGTTGTCAGCTCGTGTTTTTTCACCATCCGGCCCACTCCCGGGCGCCTGCGCGCCCGCCTGTCTCATCCATACTGTCGGCAAAGCGCCGTCTCGATACCGCCTCATAGGCATACACCGGCACGCTCTCGCTGGCCGCCGATACCGCCAGCGCCAACGCCCAGAAGCGGTCGGCGTGGCCGTTATCGGACCGCTCCGCCACCAGGCGCGGCGCGCCGGTGGGGCCGGCCACCCGCTGTACGCTGTGCAGATCCTGCCGCAGCGGGGCGTTGCCCACCGGCAGGCGCAGGCGCTTATCTTCCATCCGCTCCTTCAAGGCGGTGGCCATGTCGAGCTTTCTGGCCGGCGTAAACAGCACCCCCTCCACCCGGTAGCTGCCGTGGCGCCGTTGCGCCTCCTGCACCGGCATCTCGCCCAGGCCGGTCTGGTCAAGGGCCGCCCGCACCACCCGGTAATCGCGCATGATCCGGTCGAGCCGGGCCAGCTGCTCGGCAAAACTCGTCGCCCGCAATTCGATCAGCTCGCGCAGCCAGAGCACATCCCCCAGCTGCTCCAGCACGGCAATCACCGTCAGGTCGCCACGGGCGGCAAAGTCCATGCCCACATACACCGGCCCGCCCTGATACACGCCCGGCGCGGCGGCATCCTCGCAGCCATCGATCAGCTCATAGGGCAGCCAGCTGGTCGCCCCATCCACAAACTGGCACTCGAACTCCTGCGCCCAGGTGACCGGGTCGCCCGCCGCGCGCCTGAGCTCCTCGATGTTGCGCGGCAGGCCGTCGGCCACCGCGTCATGAATGGTCACCACATGGCGCGAGAACAGCGAGTCCGGCCCGGTCATGATCTCGTAGAACTTGTCACCCCGCCCGTTGGGGGTGGAGATCACCCGCAGCCGCAGGTCCGGCCGCGACACCACCGGCACCAGCGCCCGCCACAGGGCGCGGTTGTCCTTGTGATGGGCGAACTCGTCCAGAATCAGGTTGTCGCTCATGCCGCGCGCGGTCTCCGGCTTGGCGGCAATGGCGCGGATGTAGCTGCCGCCGGGCAGGCGCACCATGTGCGCCATCTCATCGGCGGCAAAGGGCACCTCCAGCGCCTCGAACGCCGTACCCACCGCCCGCAGGTGCAGGGCCGCCCCGTTGCGGATCGCATCCAGCGCCCGGTCGCGGCTGATCGATAAAATCGTCCAGCGCACCAGTCGCCCCTCGGCCTCCGCCTCCAGGCAGTCGAGCACCGCTTCCAGGGTGGTGGTAAAGGTCTTGCCGGTCTGGCGGCTCCACATCGCCGCCTTCCAGCGGCTCTTGTCCGCCAGATAGCGGCGCTGGTAGGGGTAGAGCAGGGGGGAGGTCATGCCTGCCGCTCCGTATCAGCCAGCCTCTGGCACTCACCCATACAACGCCTCCTTAATCTGTGCCAGGGTCGCCGCATCCAGCGCCCGGCCCGATTTTTGCGCGGCGTGCTCCACCGCTTCGATCTTGGCTTTCACCTCATCCTGCCAGCGTTTCTGCGCGATGCTGGCCCGGCTCGCCTCGGCCACCGCCCGCGCCGCCTGGCTCAGCAATTTCACCTGCTCGGCCGGCTCCACATCCTCCGCCTCGCGCACCTTGATCAGCGCATCGAACAGCGATGACTGCACAATGCGGATCACCGCCGCCGAGTGTTCGTCCGCTTCGTCCGGCGCCGCCTCGGCGATCAGCCGTGCCGCCTCGGTGCTGGCCCGGATCGCCGCCAGGGTGCGGTCGATTTTCTGCCGGTAGCGGTGCGCCGCCGACACCGACAGCGTCTCGCCGAAGCGCTGCTGTAGCTCGGTCACCAGCTCCGCCAGGGTGTAGCGGTCCTCGGCGATCGCTTCCTCCAGCCAGGCGCGCGCCTCGGCAGAGAGGCGGCGGGCTTTATGTATCCGCGCCATGCTTACCACCTCGGCGGGCGAGCGAGTCCGGCCGGCGCCTCAGCCCGGTAGTCATACACGTCTTCCCCCTGCGCGGTCAGGCTGGCCCCCCACAGCGGCCCGCTGCGGTCGATCTTCACCAGCCCGTGATTGGCCAGCCAGCCCAGCTCTTTGCGCACCATGTCCGCCGTGGCGCACAGGGGAATGTCGTGGGCACAGGTCAGCAGCACCGTCTCCGAGGTGCCGTAGGGACGGGCGTGCCAGAGTGCGGTCACCAGCATCCAGCGCAGCGTCTCACGCTCCGCCCGGGCATGGTCCAGCGCGGCGTCCAGTCGGCGTTCAGTCATGGTGTCTCCTTGCCAGCAGCTCGTATATCCGGTCGATCTTGACGTTGATGGCGGTGAACTCCCGCACCGCGTCATCCCGCATCTGATAGCGTCGCGCGGCTTCGTCGCGGTCTTTTTCCAGCGCGGCGATGCGCGCGCGCGAGTCGTTCAGGTCATCGCGCAGGGTGGTGATCAGCCGCTCCACAGTGCGCTGGTAGCGCTCGTCCGCGGCGGCCAGCTCCCGCGCGGTGTCCTCCCGCCGCTGGTAGTTCAGTGGCAGCTCCGCCAACAGGCGCTCAAAGCGACGCTCCAGCTCGTCGATGCGGCACAGCCGCTGCTCGATGTCGCTCAGCAGCCGCCCGGCAAACCACTTCAGCAGCGCAAACACCCCCGCCAGCACCGAGGCCCCCAGGGTGCCCAGCGCCGCCCAGTTGCCGATCAACAGCTGCCCATCCATGCGACTTACCCCTTCTTGCCGATCCGCTCCGCCAGCGCCTGCAACAGCCCCGGCGCCGGCGCCTGTCCGGCCTGCACGCACTTGTCCCGCGAGCGGGCGCTGACATTGATGCCCAGCACCGCCAACGCCACGCCCCACATGGGGGTCAGCGCGGTGATCGCCTGCGCCACGCTGCCGGCCTGCTCAGGCCGGGCAACAATCGCCCAGGCAATGGCGCCACATTGCACCGCCCAGCTGGCCGCGGTCAGATAGCCAAAGGTGGGCCGCCAGCGGCGCACATAGCCATCATGGCTGGCTGCTTCGGCGCGCATGGTGGCGTTGATCTCGCCCAGCCGGGCGGTCTCGGCCTCCAGATGCATGCGGGTCAGATCCGCTTCGTGCGCAAGCTCCAGCTTGCGCACCCGCTCCAGCGCCTCGGGGTCGGCCTGCAACGCGGCGGCTGTGGCCTCGGGGGTGGCTTCGGTGCCCAGCGCCCTGGCTATCAGCGCACCGGCGGCACCACCGGCCGGGCCTCCGAGCAGTGAGCCAATCAGCGGCGCGGCTTTGGCGACCAGGCCGCCCACATCAGACCAATTCATCAGGAGTACCTCCGTGATCCAGGGACGGATGAGTGCCGCGAGAGGGCAGGACGCCCGGAGTGGCCTCGATAAACTCAGCCACCCGACTGGCCCAGCCAGCCGCAAACACGGCTTGCGATGGGTCGCGGGTGATCAGGCGTCCGTAAAAGCGGCAGCGTTCAGCCAGCACGGCGCGATAGAGTTGCGCGCCATCCTGCCGGTTGACCGCCGCCAGGGTGACGGGTCCCACCCTGCCATCCACCGTGACGCCGGCCGCCTGTTGCAGCCAGCGGGCGGCACGGCCCGTGCCGTGGTTGACCGCGCAATCGAGCAGCAGCGCCCGCAGAGCGTCGCACTCAATGCGATCAAAGCCCGGCCCGCGCAGGTACAGCTCGCGGTAGATCGCCCGCGCCTCATCGGCGCTCAGAGTGCGCACCTCCTCAGCGCTGACGGCCCGCTCGCGCCAGACCGCCAGCGTCGCCTGGGTGATGCCAAAGTTGGTCGGGCCGCCCCGGTCGGCCGGGTGGTCCACAAAGCCGCCTTCGCGGCGCAGGATGTCGTCAAGCAGAGATTCAGTGTTCATGCCCGCCATCATGCGGCGGGCATCAGGTGGTGGGAATTAACAGGGGTTTGGCATCAGATGGGCATTGCGTGCTGGCGGCGGTCGCGCTCCTCCGCCCGCTTGCGCTTGATGATGCGGTAAACGTGGATGGTGGTAATGCCGTAGCGCCGTGCCAGCTCGTGGATGTTGTCGCCGGTGAAGTCGCGCCAGATCGCCTCGTCGCGCTCGTGACGCGCCAGGGAGTCAATGGTGGGGATATACACGCCGCTGCCGCCGACGGTCTCGGCCCAGCGGCGCATGACCAGATAGCCGGCATGGTCAGCGGTAGCCTCGTCCATGCCGAAGCTCTCACGCAGTACCTCGGCGGCCTGGTCCGCCATCTCAGCCAACAGGGGGGTTACACAGCTGCGCCAATCTTTGCTCTCCATCGTTGCCATCCTCGCCGGGTGCTGGCCAGGCACCTCGCCCTCGCGGGCTATTATAGAGCAGCATCAGCCCTTTGCACGCTGTTGGCGCTTCCAGCGTATCAGGCCGGAGATCACATCGCTGGCCTGAGCGCGGCTCAGCCAGCGCACCTGATCCACCCGCGCCGTGCGCCGGACAAAGGACAGCAGGGCCGGATCCTCCAGCCCCGCATCCCAGCCCATCTCCAGTGCCAGCCGCTCCAGGGTGGCCAGCTGCCAGCGACTGGCCGCCTCCGGCGCGCTGCCCGCCTCGGGGGCACTGGCGCGCACATCCGCGCCGCGCGCCCCCCAGTGGTCAATCACCCGCACCAGCTCAGCCTCGGTCATATCGCGACAGCTCGCCTTGCCGGTCAGGCGGTACTGCACCGCGCGACGATCATCTTCGTCCAGACAGCCC